CCAGCGACTTTTTATCGGCGGTGGCCATCCGGGCACTGGCGACCTCATCCCGGTTCTGCGCGGCGATTTCCGCCAATCGCTCCCTGCGGAAAGCCATGTGCATCTTGGCGCTGGTGACCTCGTCCCGGTTACGGGCAGAAAGTTCCCCAGCCTCGTTGCGTCGAGCCGCCGTGATCATCCGAGCACTGGCGACCTCGTCCCGGTTCTGCGCGGCGATCTCATCCAAGTTCTGACGACGGAACGCCCGATACATACGGGTGCTGGCGACCTCGTCAGCGTTCTGAACAGCCAGCTCGTTCATCGCAGTACGACGAGCTGCCGTCACCATCCTGGCCGTGGCAATCTCGTCCCGGTTCTGCGCGGCGATCTCCCCTGCGTTTTGCTGACGGAACGCCCGATACATACGAGCGCTGGCGACCTCATCAGCATTTTGAAGAGCCAGCTCGTTCGTCGCAGTACGGCGAGCTGCCGTCACCATTTTTGTGGTAGCCACCTCGTCTGCATTTTGCGCTGCTGCGGTTTTCAAACGCTCCCGCTGATCAGCGACAACCATGCGGGTGTTGGCCACCTCCTCCCGGTTCTTTTCGCGGAGGGAAGCTGCCAAAGCCTTATTGGAATTTGTGACCTTGGCAATTTCCGCATCAACGAAACCTAGGTACTTCGCGTACCGTTCCCACAAGATGGTGTTGTGGGAAACCTCATTGGCCAACTGGGTCAGGGCAACCTTCATCTTCCCCAGTTCATCCAGGGAGGAGCCCGTGATGCGAAAACCAGTCACCCCTACACTGGCAAGTTGACGAGCCTGGGCCACGTAGGCTTCCACGGAAGGGTCCTTAACCCCCGCACGGGTTACCATCTGCTGCTGGAAAGCTCGTGAGAACTTGTCCAGTTCCTTCGTCATGGCCTGACTGACCATGCTCTCCATGCTCTTGACGCTGGCGCTGAAGCCTCGCGTCATAGCGTTGGTGAGGGCTGTCTCAAACCCTCGCAGGTTCAGCTTGTCACCGAACAGGGACATCCCCGAGGAGATGTCCTGCAAGGTCCGTCGGAATTCCTTCAGCCCTTGGACGGTGCTGGTGTTCAGCGTGAAGGCATGGTTAAGGTTGGTGCCGAGAAGACCCACTTCGGAGTGGATCTTCCGCACCTCGGCCAGGATGGTTCCAAGATTGCTGGTTACGTCGAGATAGATCTCGCTGCCGTCATCATTCGGGCCACCAGTGGTCATTACCTAACCTCCAACAACGGACGCCAAGGCGGCCTTCGCAACCAGCATATTTGGGGGAGCAGCCCCCTTCTCTTTTCCACCACCGCCAAAAACCAAGGCGGCGACCTTGAGCACGGAGGTGAATTCCTGAACCGCTCGGGCGTGCTCGAACCCGAACCGGAGCTTCACCCTCATTCTGAGGTCCGCCAGAGAATGACCCCAGAACACGCTCGGTAAACGGCTAGGGGTTACGTCGAAGGCCCAGCAGACGCCTTCGTCGAAGGAGAGTCCTCCAAACCAGTCGACGAGGACTGCCCCAGGACGGTCAGGATCTGATCCTGCATCTGCTTCGACCGCCCCAGCGCCCTCAAGAAAAAACCCAGCAAGTGTGCCTGACCCCACGCGAAGAGAGATTCCACGTCATCCAGCGAGATGTTCACGCTGTGGACCGACCGAGGGGCGACGACGACACCGTTCTGGTCGCGCTGGGCCAGCAGGGTTTCGATGAACTTGTCACGCATGTCGTTGTCGGCGACCAAGGCGGTGATGTGGTCGATGGTCGGGACCACACGGGCCAATTCCGTCAGCAGGCCATAAGACATGAACAGGTTCTGAGCCTGTCCATTGACAGTGACCATGATGCTCGTTTCGGGCTTCGCAAGCATATTACTAGTATCCTCCAGAAAAAATGCCACCGTCGGAGTGTATCCGACGGTGGCACCCAAGACAAGGCGAGTGTGGCTTCTGGAGGAGCGCCCTGTCTTAACCTTACACCGAGAAGATGTCGGCGGCGCGGGTCTCGAAACCGGTGTAGATCGGGTCGGTGGAGACCGGACGATACACGGTAGCTTCGAAGGGCATGTTGCCATAGTTCTTGGTGTCAAACTGCATGGTGAAGCCCTTGGTGATGCGAACCTTCGGCACCACCACCTTCACCTGGGTGCCGTCGGCCAACTTGCCCACCGCAGCCAGGGACAGGAACGGCTGGTCCACCGAGGAGGCCAGGGCGGTGCGGGTGACCTTGCGGACCACCGAGTCATCGGCGACCGCAGCGGGAATGCCCGGAGACACGGTGGCGGTAGTGCCCGTCAGGCTGGCGATCTGGGTCACGTAGATGTCGTCCTGGGCAGCACCCTGGATCAAGATCCAGTCGCCCTGGGCCAAGCCGGTGGCCGAGGTCAGGTCGATGGAGGTGGCCGGGGTGGTGGTCGAGCCGGTGATGGCCCCGGACAGGGTGGTCGCCACGGTGTTGGTCACCAGACCGGAGCCGTCCATGCCCAGCGCGTAGGCCAAGTTCTTCGAGGTGTACTCGTAGACCTCGAAGGTGGCCCGGATCATCGACTTGTTCATGGTCGAGTGAACAATGTTGTTCTGGACACCCTGGGTCAGTTCGACATAGCCGACGTCCGAGACCAGTTGGAAATTCTTGACCAAACCGATGCCGTTATTGGCAGGGGTCAGTTTGTGCAGGTCAGCCTGGGCACCCAACATCACGGTGGCTTCGCCCAGCATGAAGGCATTGGTCTTGGCAGCGGCAAAATCAGCCATGACGATTACTCCAAGGGAGGATGGTTGCAAACTCCTCCTCTTGTACTATTCGACCGCTGCCTGTAATATTGATCAGTTTGCATCAAAATGATGAGAAGTGCATCACATGCGGGCCACGATTGATTTTCCGGGCGACCTCAAGGATCGTCTTGAGCACCGGGCGAGGATGAACCACCGATCACTCAGCGGAGAGGTCGCTCACATTGTCGAAACCTACCTCAGACTTGAGAGCAGGACCGACGTGGAGATCTTCAAAGCCTTGGCTTCCTGTCCGCCAGCAGGTTGACGGTGATCTGCTGAAAGACCCGCGTGCTGGCCTTGGTTATAGGCAAGACGGAGGTTTCGTCGTTGGCTACCAGATAGCCGAGGACCGCCCCCGTGTCGGCGTCGACATAGGGGATGTTCTTAGTGGGGAGCAAGGCAGTGAATAGCTTGTCCGTCAACGCACGGTGACGGAACCCGGACTTATCATCATAGGTGGTCAGGCAGAAAAGGACCTGAACTCCCATCGTCGCCGAGCTGACGTCTACGGAGAAGCCTCGCAGACCGATGACGTCCTTAGCAGGCAGCTTGTCGATGTCCGCGTGCTGGTCGAAGTCCAGAAACTCGCCGCCAGGGGCGTTCTCAGTGATGAACCCTTGCAGGAACTTCACCAGGGAGGCGTAGGTGTTGACGTACTCACCCATGATTATTTCACCTTGAAACCATGCGCGGCCAGGGTAGTTTTAACCACCCGAGGGATGCGAACGTGTGCGAAGTAAAGCAGTGTCGGGAGCAGCAACTGACGAGGGCGTCCCATGGGGTTCATCAGCTTTCCCCAGGTCACCTTCGGGCTGGAGGTTTGTTGAGCCACCAACCAAGCCAGATCAGTGTTTCGAGCCCCAGGGGGCAGGCGAGGGAAGATCTTCACCCTCACCTCATAACTCCCTGCCTCTCGGGCCTTGAACCGCACTGATGCTGGTTGGGTACGAACGTCCACAGCTCCAAAGGCCCTCGCGGGGACCACGGCGTCCAGCCGGGTGGCCAGATCGCCGTCCAGCAAGAAGAAGGCTTGATTGTCAAACTTCTCTCGCTTGAACACCCGATAGCTTAGGGGCGCTCCCTTCCAGTGGGACTTGCCGATGGCCTTGTTAGATAGGGAGTGCCACCCGGTGCCCATTTGCTGACGCAGCTCAGGTGGAGCTGCCCCGAGTTCTGACCGGAGCTGGTCTGCCAGCCAACGAAAGATGTTGGCAGCTTCCTTCACGGCGGCGCGACGGACTGCCCCCTTGGCCTTGTCGACCCGACGACCCATCAACTCGGTCGTGACGTTCAGGATCGTATCTTCAAGCTTTGCTGTGCGGGGAGGCATTACTGCACCTCGGCGACGGTGATCCCCAAGGCAGTTTCCACGCTGCGCACTCGGTAAGTGCCGTTGAGGATGTCCCCATAGGTCAGGGTGGCATTGGTCAGCACCCGGTACGTCGGAACAGGGACGTCGATAGTGTCACTGACAGGCCCCAGGATCTCCAAGGTGCCCCAGATGTCGCCCAGTGAGGTGGTGGTGCTGGACTTTTCCAAGCCTGTTACCGCGTCGGTGACAGTGGTTGTCCGAGACCAAGCCAACTTCTGGTCCAGGGTGTAGACCTTGAACAGGCGGGAGATGTCGCCCCGTGTGGTGTTGGTGCCATCAGTGGCCACCATCAGCACTTCCCTATCAGGACCATAGAACAGGTCGCCCGGTTGAATTTGGCACTTCGGATGCACCGTCAACATACGGCGAGGGATGACATAGGAGTTCACACGGCCTTGGGCGTCAGGGGCCGCCGCGAGATGGCCCATGAAGTGGCGACCATCCAGGGTTCGGAACCTGTCTCGGAGGACGCGACCAGCGTTCGCAAGGCTCGCCATGTTAGGCCCCCGTGATAACGTCGGTGCGAGCACCCACCAGGAAGGTTGTCGGGATGTCTTTGGTGGTGACGCGGAACTTGTCCACTTCGAGTTCCAGCTCGGCGGACAAGTCCCGTTCCAGGGACGTCCAATCACGGCGAGGGTACCGGTCATAGGCCGTGTCGCCCGAGCGTTCCGACCGCATGGCCCGCATGGGGATGGACGTACATTGTTCGATGGCAGCCTTCAGGGCAACGGCGCGGTTCGCAGCCTGGGCCTTGATGGTGCCAGAGGTCAGAGCGTCAGGCAGAGTGGTGTCGCCCAGTTCGTCATTCAGGGAGGCATAAGCAGCCATGATGTCGATGTCAGCATCGGGCAGCTCAAACTCGTTCAGGCCGAGGATGCCGCGCACGGTGCCTCCGTTGATGAACAAGTTCACCCAGTCCGACAGGCGGTAGGCCAAAGTCAGGTTATGGGTTTGTCCAGAGACCTTGAAGGTGACGATTACCGACCGGGTCTCGAAGTCCAAGGTCTTGGTGTTGTTGGTAGCCGGAATAGTGATGGACGTGTCGGTCACCCCAGGAGTCAAGGTAACCGACACGTTCGTCAATGCGCTGATGAGAACGCCTTGGGCGTCACGCACTGAATAGCTCACGCTGTCTTCGTCAGGCGTGACGTATTCCCCATCCACCTTGAAGGGGATGACGAGGCTCACGTCCTGACCGGCAGCGAAGTTCAACATCAGCCTTGGCCTCGACGGGGCTTACGGGAAGCGTCAGCTTCTTTGTTTTCTTCCGGGGCAGGTTCCACCGGAGCAGGTGCCTCTTGGGCGGGTTCCACCTGGGGGTACGGATCGAAGGCCGACACGAACGCGGCGACGGCCAAGGTCAGGTCGCCGTCGCTCTCCTTGACGTACTTGACCAGCTCGGCCTGGGTGGCGTCGTCACTGACCTGGGCCAAGGTGCGCAAGTGTCCCATGGCCAGTCGTTCTTCAACGAAGGGGGTGGAACGAACCACGGTCGGGGTGTTCTTGTTGATTTCCAGACGCTGGGAGGCGTCAATCAGCGAGAACTTCCCGGTGGTGATCACAATCGACTTCATAGCAGGGCGCTCCTCCAGAAGCAAAAAGGCCCGCCCGGAGGGGCGGGCCTAATCACCATCAGTTGCCGTAGTCGAAGACCGACCGGGTGTCGCCATAGACGATACGGTAGCCGGTGTTCTCGGTCTTGGTGTAGGTGATGGTCTGGTTCAGGATGGCCTTTTCGTTTTCCGACAGGTCCGAACCAGCCTCCTTCAGCTCTTCCAAGGTTTCCGACTTGGTGAAGCCGACCAGCTTCGACGAGGGAGCCGCCGAGGCGACGACGAAGTTCGGCAGCGGGATGCTCATGCGACGGAACGGAGCCACCAGGGAGGAGGTGTCAGCCACGCCCAGGGCCTTGGCCAGATACTCGACCGAGGACTTGCCGTCGTTGGAGTCGGCCTTCGAGGTCAACTGCAACCACTTGAAGGCGCTGTCCCAGTTGCCGACGATGGTGTCGACCGGGGTGCCAGCCTTGGCGCGCTGGACCAGCCAGTACAGGAAGTGTTCCCACGAGATGGCGCCATTGGTCGAGTTGTTGCCCACCGCCGAGTTGTAGCCCGACTGGTCGACTTCCGGGGCCGCCGACTGGACACCATCGCCGTTGATCAGGACGTTGACGGCGGCGGTCAGCTTGGACCGTTCCAGCTCGCGGGCGATGCGGGCGGCGTAGGGGGTGATCAGATCCAGCGAAGCCCGACGATTGAATTCGTAGGTGAAACGCAAAGCCGAGCCGTGCTTGTAGAAGGTCACGGTCTTCTGGCTGGTGCGGATGCTCTTCACCGGGATGCGAGCACCTTCCGGCACGGTGTTGGTGTCGCGGTCGTTGCTGTCGTCGTCGACGACGGTGGACAGCAGGACCACGCCGTTGGTGGTGCGGGACAGACCGACGACATCTTCGACACGCTCGAACTGATCCTGGCGATCAGCCCATTGCAACATGGCGTCGATGACTTCCGGGAACAGGGCGCGGGTGCCGGGGTGCATCTGGAAGGTCTCGGAGGCCGCCTGCAACAGCGAACCCGAGGCAAAGTCCTGGCGCAGCGGCAGGTTCAGTGCCATCAGAGCCTGCTGGGCACCGGTCATGCCCTTTTCGGAGGTGATGGCCAGATCCAGGTAGTCCTTCAGGGACAGACCAAAGGAGGCGGCGTCGGACAGCATCTGCTGGCCAGCGGCGATGGAATCGGCCTTGGACGACGCCTTCAGGCCGTTGATGACCTCGCCGACGCTGCGGCGCTTGAGATCGAGCAAGGAACGCTCGGCATTCACAATGGCATTCATTTCTCGATCCCCTTACAGCAGGATGACGACGGCATAGCCAGTGCCGACTTCGACCACGATATTGCGGCCATCATGCACGGTGTGCTTGACGGTCGGAGTGCCGGTGCCGTCGGTGTCAGTCGAGACCGCGATGGTCTTGACTTCGCCCGAGCCCGCGCCCTGGATGGTGTCGCCGATGGCAACGGTTTCGCCCGACTTCACCGGGAACTTCAGGCCGCCCTTCAGGGAGACGGTGCCGACCAGGATGCCTTCGGACAGGCGGTTTTCGACGGTTTCCAAACGACCGATGATGCGGTCACCATCACCCGCCAGCTTGACGGTATTGGCCGCCGAGGTGTCCAAGGCCACGGCCTTGCCCACGTCACTGGTGGTGATCCCCGACTTCAGATTGAAGGGGAACAGGAAGTCTTCGATGAAGATGCCACTGAGGGAGACACCAGCCCCGATCACGCTCGACATTGATCAGCTCCTTAACGCTTGAACTGGAACGCAGCGGCATTCGCCGGGGCCTGCGCGTTGGCCGAGGAAGCGTCAGCGGGTTCGCCGACCTGTCCCTTGGGCAACAGGTTGTGCAGCTTGATGGTCGTGTCCTTGAACACGGCGACCATGTCCTCGACCTTGTTGGGGACCTGCGGGTTTTCGACGCCCGAGGCGACCAGGGCGTCCTTGGTCGCTTCGGACAGGAAGCTGACCAACTTGTCGTGGTCGGACTTCAGGGCGACCATCTCGGAGGCGTCAGCCACCTGCTTCTTCAGCGAGTCATTTTCGGCGACCAGGGCGGTGACCTGGGCGTTCAGGGTTTCGACCTGGGTGGTGGTAGCCTTCAGCGAGGCTTCCGCCTGGGCCTTGGCTTCGGACAGGGACGCCACAAGGGCGAACCCAGCCTCCAGGTTGGGGGTGTTGGGGTCAGCCATCTCGGGCGTCTCCTTACGGGTGGGGGTGATGAATAGGGTCATGATCTCAGGATCATTCCCCGAGGCAGCAAGGCGGTTGTATTCCTCCTTGCCAAGGATCTGGCGGGCGCGACCAACGATCTTGGCGTTGTTCGCGGCCCCCAGGGACACCAGGGACAGTTCGTACCAGCGGTCGAGCCCATCCAGGATCAGGTGGGTCCCGTTCTCTCCGATGACGTGGCCATTGGCACACTCCCGGTCGAACAGGTTCATCATCGAGGCGTCCGAACCACGGTAATCCCATCCGCACTGCGAGCAACGCATGTGGGCGGCCATGACGCCGACGGAGACTTCGTCGATGACGGAAGTGTTCAGCTTGGTGATGAGGTCTGCGCCTTCAGCAGTGTTGCGAGGCACATAAAACAGGGACCGCAGTTCTTCCGGCCCATTGGTGCCTGCCAGGAACACCTTGCCGACGGGGAGTTCCCCGCCCTGGTTATGAAGGGTGTGTAGAGGGACGGAGTTTCCTGCCTTGATGTGGGCCGCCATGTCAGACAGCAGGCCCGGAGTGGCAACAGCGCCCTCGTAGATCGAGCCTTTCTTCGAGACAGGCAAGGTATTCAGCGAGATGGTCTCAAAGATCGCAATCTGAGACGGGTCAACCGGAGCGCCCGTTACTAGGGCGATCTGGGACAGCATCGACTGAGTGGGTGCGATTTCCTTGAACATGGATCGCAGTGTAGTGTTCGGCAAATTTTCGGTCAAGCGTCTTCTATGAACGACTTAGCCGATACTAGTATCGATACTAGTATCGGCTGGTATTGTCCAAGTTTTTACTGAAGCTCACCTTTGACACGACAGTTACCGATTGCCGAGTTCAGTCGATCCATGAAACCTGGGTGGGAGTTCGCCCACTTACGGGAGATGTAAGCGCCGTACATCTGAGTGGCGACGGGCTCCAAGACGTAATAGGTCGTCTCGAAAGCTGCGTCAGGCGACCCTTTCAGGTGTTCAAGGATGGGGTCAGAGATGTTGTTGGAAGCGAGGCTCCAGCGGAAGATGTTGAGGTCCATGTAGACGTAGTCGACCACCCCATCTGCCAGTGCCTTGATGAGGTCAGGATTATCCTCAGCGTAATAGGTGATGTTCACCATCTTGCCTTGCATCTGGGCAGACACCCCGGAGCCCTTCTTTACACCCCAGCGGGTGTAGGGTTCCGTGCGGATGGCAGTGGTCTCTTTCCGCTTGATGAAGTAGGAAAGGTTCACGTCCAGCGCGGCGGACCAGACGGCATACTCGTCACGGGCTTGAGTGTGCAAAGCACCGAAAAAACCGTCGTACTCACCTCGACGGGTCTGATCCTGTGCGTTCGCCCACTGCTGACCTCGCACGATTGTGATTTCGTAGGAATGACCGACGGCGTCCAAGGCACACTTCATGGTGTCCACGGAGGTGCCCACCGGTTGGCCGTCGAGAACGTCCTGGTAGGGCGGGTACACCTGGGTGACCAGACGGAGAGGTTGAGGCGCCTGGAAGAAAATGAACCCGATGCAGATGATGAAAATGATGGGGGCTATACCACGTAGGATGGCCTCAGTGAGAATGAGCTTGCGGCGCATCACTCGGCCCTTTTCGACAGGTGTGGTGGATCGCATAGATCATCTCGCGTGTTTGAAGAGCCTGCAAAAAAGCGTAGCCCGTCCCCAACCCAAAGGTCAGCCAGATGATCTCACGGAAGCCTCCGGTGACGGCCCAGAAACCCTTGTCCATCCAGTCAAGTTCTGCGGCGATGTAAAGCAGAGACAAAGCTACCGTTGCGGCGGTATCTCGGATCTCACGGGCGGTATCCAAGCGGTACCACCTGAGCAACAGGTGGGTTCCCTGGACAATCACGCGGGCGTGCGTGTAAATCGCCAACAGGGAAAGGGAGTAGATCAGGAGCTGTTGGGTAGTCATGCAGGACCTCCCGCCCACGACGTATCGATAGGATCGTCAATAGGATCGATTTCGAGCCCCAGCTTTGCGCGAAGCTCAGAGTTCTCACGCTTAAGCCTGCGATAACCAGCGTCGAGGTTCCTGACTTGGGTGTTCAACAAGGTCTGAAGAGCTTCGACCCTCCCCTGCAACTGACCAATCTCCTTGGCCAACTGCTTGTTTTCAGCTCGGAGGTCCTTGTTTTCCTGCTCCAACTCGCTCACACGGGCCAGGAGGCCGTCGGTTGCACGGTTGGCCCGCTCGTGAACATCGTCAGTCTGTTTGTCCCGACGCCAAATACGGACGGCTTGAAAGATCGCCGCCGCAAGAGTAACGCCGCCGCCGCCCAGGAGGAGGTTGCTGGAGTCATCCATGGGTCCCACCCCTGATGTGGTTCAAAACTTCTTGGACCCCAGACAAGATGCGTCCAAACTCAGCTTCCTCGCGGTGCATGTGCTTAGAAAAGCCTTGGCCCAGCTTGTCGAACTCCACACGGAGGGCGTCAATACTACGTGAAAGCTGCACCATGTTTGCCTCCATCTGCGCGACCTTTTCGGCTGCGGGGGCAAAAGGACACTTGTCGGGTTCATTCAGGCCAAGCCAACGGCAGAGTTTATCAGGGAACACGATTATCCCCTTCACTTCTGGGAGTTGGAACGGACAGTCTTACCAGCCTTGGTGGTTTCTTTTCCCCCAAGCGAGCGCCCAACGCTGTCGGTGTTGCCTGAGGTATTCGCAGCGGTATCAGCCGCGACCTCGGCGCTACCCATAGGCATGAAGTTAGTCCCCGACAACTGAGGGGCGCCAGGGAGAGGCGGACGGTTCAGCATCTCCATCGTGAACTCGATGTCGCTGATCACGCCCATGCTCAAGAGCTGGAGCAAACGGGTCTGCTTGAGGGTGAGCTGCGGCTCCATCTCGGTCGCCGAGCGCAGTTCGGCCTCGTCGAAACGAACGACGACGTGACTATCGCTGCCGGTCAGGCGGAGGGCAAAGGTCAGCACCTGAGACAACACATCCGCCACCGGGCGATTGAGCTGGTCGGCGTTCATGGAGAAAACACGAGCCTCGACCGAGGCCGTGTTCACACCGCTCTCGCCTCGCCCGATGATGGTTGCCATCGTCTTCAACGCTGCTTGGTTTTGGCCGTTCAACACGTTGATGACGTGGCTGATGTCGACACCCAAACCAGGGTTCTTGTCGTTGATGATCTTGACTTCGGTGCTATCGGTGTGGACCAGGGGTTGGTCGGGGCGCAAGGACGACAGGGTTTGAGAGATCTCCTGCAAGCGGGTGTTGACCCACTTGCGCCGCTCATCCGCGTTCTGCTGAACCGAGGCGGGGGCGTTCTTGACCAAGGTCTCTTCCAACACGGATAGATCCATGCGGGGGTACCCGGTGATCTGCATGATGCGGTAAAGGTCATTGATGACCTGTTGACGCGCCGCGATGGTGTTGATGGCCGAGACGAACGTCCCCTCCGGGTAAATGCTCGTCGGGTCCTGTCGAAAAAACGCGGTGAAAAAGGTGGGGATGTCCATGTCGATGTCGCGTCCACTCGCGGGAGCGGACTGAACGGGCACGTAGGCTCCTGCTTCCTTTTCCTGCCACTTGATGGTAGCCATGTCGATATTGTTCAGGCGGTTCGGGATCAGGAACTTATCCAGAACCAGCTCGGTGCCAACGGCCCCTCGCAGCAAGACCATGTAACGAAGCTGTTCGCAGATGCCGCGCAGGCTGGTGACGCGCTGGTAGCCCTTGGAATAGTCGGTGCGGGTGGTTAGACCCAAAAGGATCTGGCCGACGACATTATGACCTTGCTCGTCGAAGCTCCCGTCCAGCTTTTGGACGTACATCACCGGGGGTGTGTCCGCCGTGGTCAGGTAGGCATTGACGGCAGCGCTGACATCGGGGTCCTGCTTGAACAACCAGGACATCAGGGCTTTGGCGTCGAGGGACTGCCGCTGGGTCTGAATGTCGGTCAGATGGTCCAGGAAACCTGGCGCGGGCAGGAAGCTCCGGTCCCCGAGGCTGGGATTGAACGTGTTCGTGCTCCCCGAAGGCTTCTTTGGGGCCTTGGTCGGCAAAATCAGGTTCAGGAGCTTGGATGCGATAGCCATGACTGATATTTCTATCAGCCAAGCACTCCAGGTGCAAGTGCTCGCTTGGTCGGAAGCATACCGGATACTTGCGGTGTATTTACGCCGAAGAATGTGACGTTTTCACGAGTGTCTTCATCATTGCTATCCTGCAAGAAGCTCTCGATGACCATACTAGTAAGTCCCATCCCAATTGAATGGAAATAGTGGTCGTCTTCTGACAGCTTAATCCACTGTGCAGGTTTCTCCGGGTGTTCGTCTCGGACCATATTACGCAGATGGTTGATGAGTACCTGCTTCTGGGTCAGGTAGCCCGCGATCTTCATGTTCCGCTTCTGTACCCGAACTTGGACGCGATCCAGCAGGGTAGTGCGGTCTGCCTGGAAATGGGTGATGAACTCCCCCGTCGGGTCCTTGATGGGGTTCAGGGTCTTGGAGCCACGGTACTCGATGGGCCAGATTTTCTTCCCGGAAGCCTCGTGGACCTGATTGGCCAGAACGGTTTGAGGGTGGCGGTCCATGCCCCCCGTGACGATGTCGTATTTTTCAGCCAGATCGGTGATATACCTCACCAGCTTTTCGGAGTGGATGACCTCAGCCTTCACGACCGGGCTGGTCGCATGGTCCGCGCCCTTAAAGACGGTCACATGGCACATGATGCCGCTGTCGATACCGATGGAAATCTTGGTTCCGGGAGCCAGATCCAGAGGCATCGACTGGTCCAGGCAGGCCTCAATATCCTCGATAGACAGGCGCTCGTTCCCTCCAGTGTAGGGTTTGCCAACGACAGTGTTCCACCAGCCCCTGATGTAGTTGTTCTTCTTGTAGGTCATCAGTTCGCCGACGATGTAGGGGATCGTCAGGCGGTGGGTGACGAACGGGCGAACGTTGTAGCCTCGGGCGAAGGTGTGGCTGGGGTGTTTGGGCACCCATTCCCGCAGGGAAGGATCGGTCAAATCCAAGCCTTTGTGGCACTTCTCGCACTTGACGTAAGCGCCATCCAGGTCGAGCCCAGGGATGTGGTGCTGTTCGAGTTCAGACAAGCAGGCTAGTTCGTCGCGGAGAATGCCAGGGATCACGACGTGATCATAGGTGAAGTCCGGGAGGTTCCAATGGCCACAGTGATGACAGCGGCACAGGTACTCGTGCTGGTCTGAGGCCAGAAAGCCTGCATCAACGCCGAAGCTGACGTGGGTCGGCGTGGAGAAATGCTGCTTGATCTTGAAGTCGGAGTTCTGAAGGCGCGAGCCGAACAGGGCCACCATGGTTTGATCGGCGAGATCGATTTCGTCGATGAACAGGATGTCGGCGGGGGTCGAAGTGGCGGCCCCCTCAGTGCAGTCCGATAGGTGCAGGAAGGACTGACCGAGCTGGTACAACAGGGAGGTGCGGGTGGAGTTCTTGTCACGTTCCTTGTTGAACACGTCATCGTTCTCGACGAGGGGCTTGACGCGGGTCTTGGCCAAGCGGTCGCGCATCGGCTGGTTGGGCAGGGCGAAGATGCCTGTCGTCCCCTGGTTGCGCTCCAGAAAGGCCAACATCTTGCGCTGCTGGCTCTCAGTCAAGCCACACTGGGAGATCTTTTTCACCCATAGGTTGGGGTGCATGTCATCGATGATGCGGCGCTGGAACTCGTAATCCTTGAAGCCGAACTGCTTCCCCTTAAGGGTCGTGTTCGCACAGATCCAGTCCGACATGCTCATATTGAGCGCGTCGATACTGTACTTCGCCTGGAATTGCTCACGAAGAGCACGGACAAGTTCGTTACCCATTACATCAGCCTAAGTTCCTGGGAAATTTCCATCAACGCTGAGTCAGTAGACCTAAAATTTTTTAGTCTACTGACCTGCGATGGTCGTTTTCAGGTTGGCTGGACTATGGTTGGAGTCCTTCACCAATCGAGAGAATGATTATGGCTGATCGTGAATACCCTCGCCTCGCCCCCGGTGTGATTGACTCCTTGAAGGTCGTCGTCAACCGGATGAAGCGGGATGAAGAGTATCTCGACGACCCTCTCTGCCCCTATGACGATGGCCTGAAGAACTGGCTGCGCAACATCAACGGCACCAAGACCGACGCTGCGCAAAACAGTCTGGCTGTCGTCGATGACTGGGACGCTTCTGCCCCGGAAGCCTGGGATGATGTGGCCACCAAGGCGCGTCAGCTCTATGCCGAGCTGGAAAAGGCCCAGGTCGAGGCTGACACGGGGGAGACCGTGCAGATCATCAAGGCCAAGGCGGGTCTGCTGGAACGCCTGATCTCGGTTGGTGACAAGTCCATGAGCCACAAGAAAGTCGCGGAGTTCAATCGGATCATGCACGCCATCATGGACGACGTGCTGACGCCCGATCAGCGGACCCGCGTCATCGAGATGATGGGAGATCAGTGATGTTGGAGAAATTGAAGGTGTTCGTGCGCCGCGAGGTGGACGGGGTGTCCCTTCGGGTCACCACGGAGGGTGGTCACTTGATCGATAGCGACCGTCTGGAGGATGCCTTCCTGATTTTCGGAGCCAAGAAGGTGAAGAAGATCCAGGACGGTCTTCTGGTCGAGATGCCGTTCCGCATGGCCACTGATTACGTGGTCGAGTTGCTGGCCGTTTCCGGTGAGCTGTCCGTCTCGACGGGAGCCTGATATGGGTATTTTTGGCACGCTGGCACCACAATATTGGGCCACAGGGCTCCCTGTCATCCCTCTCTGGCCGAAGCAGAAGCGCCCCGCGATCCTCGATTGGTCGCAATTCGGGTCGCGGATGCCCACCGAGGATGAGCAGAACAGTTGGTTGAGCGTCCATGGCGCTGGCAACATCGGTCTGCCTCTGGGACCGGCCTCGGGTGTCGTGGCGTTCGACGTCGATACCCTCGACGGCAAGGTCATCGAGACCATCGAAGAGATGATGCCCGTCAAGTCGCCGTGGAAGCGCGTCGGCAAGAAGGGCTATGTCGCGGCCTTCCGCTTCAACGGCGAGAAGACCTTCCGCATCAAGGATATGGGTGGTCAAACCATCTGCGAGCTGTTGTCCACGGGCACCCAGGTCGTGTTGCCGCCGTCGATCCACCCGGACACCGGGCTGGAATACACGGCCAATTGCGGACTGTTGGACGTGGTCGCCCGACTGCCCAAGCTGCCGCTGGACTTCGAGAAGAACCTGCGGGCGGCGCTGGGTCTGAAGGGCGTCAAGCTGTCGGTCTCGGGCTATTCCCGTCTGACCGAATGGGTTCCCAAGAGCAGCCGCGACACCAAGTACGCCTCGGTCTGCGGTATGTACGCCTCGGACGTGATCAAGGGGCGTCTGACCCTGCTGGAAGCCATCCGGGGCGTCGAAGCGTGGCCCGAAACCTTCACAGAGCAGGTGGTTGGGGACAATTTGGACCCCAAGGACGGGGTCAAGAAGCTGATCCGCTTCCTTACCAAAAGTGTGCGTGAGGATGAACTGGTGCTGCGTTCCGGGTGGGACAAGGGCCTGACGGACGAGGACAAACAGTCCTTGGGCGTCGATTTCGACGCGGATGAGCAGGAACGGTCCTACGAAGAGATCATGGACATCCTCCAGAGCGATCTGGACGTGGCTGTGTCCATGCAGGACAAGATGAACGCGGTTCACTCCACGCTGGAGCGGGTGAAGCGGTCTCCCAGCCTGACCAAGCTCCAGGAAGAACAGATCCTGAAGATGGTCTGCCACATCTCGGGCCTCAAGTTGCAGCTCGCCACGCTGCGTCGTGAGCTGAACAAGATGCGCAACCGGGGTCTGAATGGCGAAAGCCATGCCGAGATCGCCGAGCACATGAAGGACAAGCTGGGTGACGTCCGCTTCCACATGCAGCAGTTCTGGGAGTGGGAAGGTTCGTTCTGGACCAACAAGCCCGAGTGGGAATTGCAGGCCTACGTGGTCCAGAACTATGCCAACTTCCCGGTCTGCAAGCGTAACGCTGACTATGTGGCCGTCGTGAGGACCTTCGCCACCCTGTCCCAGCGGAGTTTGGCCGAGGTTGCCACCACGGGCGTCAACTTCGCCAATGGGTTCCTGACCCCTGATCTGCGGCTTCACGACCACAATCCCGCCTTCGGGATGACCTATCGCCTGCCCTATCAGTATATGGCTGGCCACGAGACGATGGCTCCGCGCTTCTTTGCCTTCCTGCGGGACGCCTGGGGCCATGACGATGATTATCTGGAGAAGATCGAGTCCCTACGCGAGGCCATCTGTGCCACCTTGTTCGGCATCGCCACCAAGATGAACCGTGCAATCTTGCTCTATGGTGTGGCTCACTCGGGTAAGTCGGTCCTGTTGCGGATCATCGAAGGGCTGTTGCCTTCCGACCGCATCTCGGCCATTCCACCCGATAGCTGGGGCGACAAATTCGCCCCCGCGCAGCTCGCTGGAAAGCTGCTGAACATCGGTGGCGAGCTGCACGAGAAGAAGAAGATCGACGGGCAGGTATTCAAGCAGGTGGTCGCGGGTGAAACCATGCCTGGGCAACACAAGGGGCAGCAGATTTTCCGCTTCTACCCTACCTGCGCCCACTGGTTCGCCTCGAATTACCTGCCGATGTCGGATGATATGTCCGAAGGCTTCCTGCGGCGGTGGATGATCCTCTCCTTCCTGAACAAGTTCCCGGAAGACAAGCGCAACGTCAATCTGGCGGACGACATTATCGCGGAAGAGCGTGAAGCCATCGTGGCCTGGGCCGTCCAGGTCATGGGTCGCTTGCAGGACCGCAACTGCTATTCCCTCCCCTCCTCTCATGAAACCCGTATTCGGGATTTGCTGGCCGGGCAGGACAGCATCTATTTTTTTCTCCAAACCGGGCAACGGATCAAAGTGACCCCTTGTCCCGGAAATCCTGGGCCGACTGGCAGCTCGACATTGACCGCTATCTCGGCACGGGACGTGTTCGACGAATACCACAGTTTTACCGCAAGTATGGCTGCGCGGCCTGTTTTGTTTCCCACCTTTATGGCGAAGATGCGCCAGTTGGCCCCGATTCTCGGGTTCAGGGAAGTTATGCTGAGTTCCGTGAGCGGCTTCCAGGAGACTGGGTACTATGGCCTCACAGTCCTGGATGCACACACAGCGAGGAAGTAGGGGAGGTCAAGGTCAAGTTCGTCGAAGCTTTCGACCTCCTCCGGGACTTCATGTCGGAGGGATGGCGTGTCAGGAACGGTCGGGTCTGTGGACCTGTAATGGACAAGGACGACGAGAAGGATTAGGAATGGTTTCGGACTGATCTACCTTATCTTGTGGTCATGAAACTAGGCCCGCACCATCAATTGATGGTGCGGGCCTCTTTTTGTGTCTCACGGATGGGACTTTTTGAGACACAAACCGATTTGGATCTCACGAGACGGGGTCAAACCTGACGCCGATGTCGATCTTGGTGGGGGAGGTGGCGGGGCGCTTGACCACGATGTTGTTCGGATCGGTGACCAGGGTGAGGCCGAGGACGGTGCCATCGGACTTGCTGTAGAGAACGTTTGGTTCCTGGCCTCGGTAGTGTTTGTTCCACTCCTCCAACATCTTGGAAAGGAGCGCTTCTTCGTGCTCGAGCCGAGCCTTGGCCACCCTCTTGGCCATCTCGGAGCTGAAGGGAACGACGTATTCAGGACCCACCATGGTGGGCGGCGACACGAGATGGTCAAAGGTGAACTTGTTCCGCCGATGGCGCTTGATGTCGGTCATCATCAGCTCGACGGTGGAGGTGATCAGGCAGATGTGGGCCTGACGGAAGGCTGTGCCAGGGATGGTTCGGGAATGGACAGCCAGGTCGGGTGGGGCAGACCAGATATCGACGCGGATGTTGTCGCTGAAGAGGTCATAGCCGACGGTGATGCTGTCATCAGGGCCGATGAGATCACGGAGGGACTGGGGGTCGGGGAAGATCATGCGGCGTGAGCGGCTCATGATTGGGGCTCCAGGATGGTGTAGGTAGCCGTGACGTGGTCGCGGGTGTAGTCGACACTGTTGACGAAGATGGTCAGGTCGGGGATCGGGAACAGCCGAGGGCTCTTGAGGTGTTTGCCAACGAGGTCGTGTGGGTCCTTGGTGATGTGACCGAACAGGAGGTGGTAATCATCCCAGGTCAGGACGATGGTGTCGACCGGAGGGTAGGTGATCATCGTTACATCCTCAGCTCATCGATATCGTCGAGGAACTTGGTGGCCTTGGCGATCTCGACCAGTCGCCAAATGGCCAGGGCGTCGGCAGCATCGACGCGGAACGGTAGGATGTCGCGCTCCTCGGCGGTGTAAAGTAGATCACTGAGGATGCGTGAGCCTTCGCTGTTGTCGAGGCTCCCCGGCGTGGTGATGGCGTTCATCCTCTCGCGCAGACGGTTGCCGGGGTCATTTGGCGAGTGGTCGTTGTCGAGGGGGTATGGCGGCTCGGTGGTCATGCTGATGGTTCCACTTCGGCAAAGAGACGACTGTTGGGGTCATATTGGCTCCCCCACCATGCGAAGAACGGTTTTTCGTAAATGCCCAGGTTTTGGCAGGTGACGTTGATGATGGTCCCAGGAGCGACCTCATCCAGGTCCAGTTCGGGGCTCGTGAGCGTCATGAGGTTCTGACCCTGCTGAAACTGGACAGTCACCTCAGTAACGACGTAGGTCTTGGTGGTCATGACGGCACCCGATCTGTGTCGTAGACGGTGAACTGGAGACACACCCAAGGCTTCTTCGAGCCTCTCGGGTAATAGACCTCCAACTCGTTGATGAACAGATTGATGCCTATGAGACTGACCAAGCTCTTGTTGGTCTCGATGGTGTTGATGAGGTGGTCGAGGGAGATCGGCAGCTTGTCCAGCGGCACCCGCAGGGTCGAATCTTCCATGGTGGTGGTCCTAGTAGAGCAGTGGGCGGACGGTGATCATCGATGTGGCCGTGTCGTCGTCGTCGGTGATGGTGACGACTTCCACGGGGACGCCGTTGAGGCGGAAGCGTGGTGGAAGCTCCGGGAGGATGAAAGGGTCCATGGTGGTGGGCGCGGTCGGGTTCGGCGTGAACATCTGGCGACCACAGTAGGGGCAGTGCGGTTTGGTCATGGCGTGAACATCTCTCGGGCCTTGGCCAAGGTCTCGTCGGTGAACTGGCTGCCGAACGGGATGCGGAGTTCCTTACCGTCGGGATGGGTGAGGATGATCTCGGCTTCGTCGGGGTTGTCGTCCTCCAGGGTCAGGTTGATGTTGTGGTCCAGGCAGAGCTTCATCAGGGTCTGCTCGTTCTGGATGGCGTGATCCTCATCCAGGGCGTCTTCCTGCGCGGTGGCGAGGGAGTTGGCGTAGCCCACCACCTCTTCCAGGAGAGAGGTCTGAACGATGCTGTAGCCGTTGGCGTTCAACGCTTCGAGCTGGGCTCTGGTGATGATTTCGAGGATCGTCATTCCGGGTCTCCGGGGGTCTTGTGAGACTTCTTGGTCACGGCGTTGGTGAGGCGGACCCAGCCACCAGGGGCGAACTCGACGCCCTTGGCTTCCAGGTAATCCGTGATCTTGAACAGGGTGTCGATGCGGGCGTTGATGCGACCGATCTCGATGTTGTTCAAGTTCGTGCGGGATATATCCATCTCGGTGGCGGCAGCCTCCAGGCTGGTGCCGAGGAGGACGCGGGCGGCGCGGAGGACATGGGGTTCGGGGATGTAACGCAAGATGCTCTCCTATGTGATATTTGTACTGTATATGGGTGTGGGTGTGGTGGTCAATAGGGTAATAGTATCCTGAAAAATCAAAATTTGGCTCGGAGTTAGGGGCGGGTTCTCGCTACTCTAGGTCTTTTTTCCTATACAAAAAAGGGTGCACCCCTTCGCACGCGCACGTGCACGTTGTAAAGCTAGGCTTTGCGTCCTATGCACACCCTGGTGCATGGCCTAAATAGGAATATTGTTCTATTGATAGCACAATTAGCATGGTATATAAGGGTGGTGTCGATAAGGCGAGAGGCCAACCCGACGGGCGCAAGCCCTGCTCTTTGAGGATTGCATACCACTTGTGCGTGCGCCCCCGCTTGGGGCACCAGTTTTCTTTGTCCTGATGGCAAGGAGCGTATGCGCAAGTATGTCCACAACGCAAAGCCCAAACGGTTTGGGTTTTCACAACCAAGAGGTTAACAAAATGGCTACCAAATTCACCCCCGACACCATGGTGTCTTCCGCTGTGACCGCTGGCGAAAACTTTCTTCGCGGTGGTTGGGATTTCATCGCTCGTGCGGCCTACCTGATCCATGATGCGCACGACAAGAAAACCGCCGAGGTTCGCAAGCGCACCTTATCCATTCGCCTCATGAAGAACGGCGAACACTCCCCCGCCACCATCGAAGAGTATATGCGCAAGGCGCAGATTGTTGCCGATGATTGGCGCTTCGCTGACGTTGTGCCCGTCAATGCGGCTGGCGCCTTCATCGCTTGGAAGGAAGGCGAAAACCGCGAAGCGGCGCCCACCCTTGGTTTCGTCGAAATGCTGAATTTCGGCGCGGTGGACAACCCCGAAGATTGGGGCAACGGGTCCATTGTGCAGCGCATTCGCGCCTTGTGGGGCACGATAAACGATATCAAGCGCGGTGGTCCGCCGTCGGAACGTGCGCCGCGCAAGGTCAAGGACAAGGCCAAGGCGGAAGGCGAAGCCAAGGCGGAAGGCGAAGCCCCCACCGTCACCAGCTTGTGGGAAGTCATGGCGGGCATGGACGCCACCAGCTTGGGCGAGGCCTTGGCCGCCCATGACATGGTGCAGAAGGTCCGGGACGCCTTGGCGGCCTTGGACGCCAAGGCGGCGGAGGCCAAGCGCGAAGAGGCTAAGGCGCCTCGCAAGGCGGCCTAAGCCCAAGGTAAGGCGGGGCGCAAGCCCCGCCCCTTCCTGCCCACAACCCCGCTGTCAGCGGGGCTCTCGGCGTTTCTGTAACGCCAAATCCCAAACGGTTTGGGGTATACCATGCCCATTCATGACAAGCATTACGCGCATGCGGGGGAAACGGCGGCGACGTCGGCAGCCTGGGCGCATCGTTCTACACCCATGCGAGACCGGATCATCTCCGATCAAGTCGCCTGGGAAATCGAGATTGGTCTGGACCCGGACGATTTGAGCCTAAGAGACCCGCGCCCACCCAAAATCCGGGCGATTTCCCGGCCCAGGAAGGCGGTTGTGGTCCTTAATGGCACCCAGGGCCTCGCCAAGGCCTTCCTGGTCTCCTTGGCGGCGCTTATGGCGACAACGAGGCCGCGCGCGGGGGTTGAGTTCCAAGAGACCGTTGAAACCCTGGCTCGCAACCAGGGTGCCGACACCGACGACGACCACAACGTCGTGTTCCCGGATGGTTCGCGCTTTGTCGCTCGCCAGGATGGTTGCATGACCGGGCTGGTTGAGATTTTCCACAGCAGCAACTGACATCCACAATCACCACCCAGCGCTGTCCCTAACCACAAAATCGCCCCCTCCACCAGGAGTAGCGCTGGGCAACCAGGACCACAACCACAACCAAAATCTGGACAGATTTCGAGTTATTTCCTATTTACTC